CTTGGCTCTATAAGAGAGCAACCCTACTCTGTTTTAGTAGTGGGGCGCCCTGGTACGGGCAAAACCCAGACATGTAATCTCGTCTTTCAGATGGGAGCACTAGAGATGGGTCATACTGGTTTTAACACCAATCAAATTGTGTATAGAGATGACACAAAGTTTTTTGATACTGCTAAAAACAGTACCTTATATATTTGTTATGATGAGGTTGGTTCTGACTATAGACAACCTGGTCAGGAAGACAGTATTTTAAAGGAATTATTGAGGCTTAAAGGAACTAATCAATATCAACCGAATAAATCGGATGTTAATGAGAAGGCAAAAACTTCGCTTCGACCGAATATTATTGTAGTTTCTACAAATGATTATACGCTTGATGCTAAGAAGATTGTTAATTTCCCTAATGCCATTTATCGTCGATTTCCTGAACACCTTGAAGTTTCAACAAAAATTGAATTTCGAGTAGATGGAACCGATATGTTGGATGTAGATAAAATTGCGAAATATCGTGAAGATCATAATCTCAGTGCTGAAGTGCACTTAGATGTTAATGACTACAAGATTTTCAAGATTAGTATCACTGATAACAAATATGAGATGGTTAGGACTCTTGTTTGCGAACTGAAAACAGATGCCTCTTTGGCACGCTGGATAAGAAAGTCTGTTAGACAACACCTAACTAGGTGCAAGAGCGATGTTGAACGTGCATTACGTTTAGCTAGCAATGATTTGTGCCCCGGTTGTGGCGTTCTTACGCGTCTTTGTGATTGTATTTCTCTAGAAATAGAGAGTAAAACCACTAAGGATGAAGAAGAGAATCCCGCTTCCGATGAGGAGAAAGAAGAAATTCGTTTAAATGATGACCTACCACCACATGTATTAGATGCATTAGTGGCTATGGGAGTCGAAAAGGACTTAATCTCCGAGTCCTTTCTTGAACGTGCCTCGCTCCATGGATATGAGTTGAGGATTATGATTAGCTGGTTTTATGTGCCAGTACTAATTACTCTTGCTTTTTCATATGCTACTAGTCGTTTTTATACGTTCTTCTTTGGTTTACTTGGTTATTTTAATCACGAATCATTCGTGAGATTTCCTAAATTACAGGGATTTACTACCGACTATAAGTTGGAGAAATTACGTAGTAGAATACAATCTGCGCTCGCTAACCATAAGAGGAATAAGGTTTTCCTCCAGACAATTGGTTTTGCTGCTGCTTTATCTTTAGCCTACAAGATGTGGAATCTATACAAGACAGTTGTTCCAATTGTCGAGTCAACAGTTTCACAAGATGGTATGGTAAATATGTCCAGAGGGACAGAGAGCGAGAGTGTATGGAAAAAAGTAAAGGAAGCCCCTATAAAGGCACCGGCACCTCATCTTTCCTATAGTAGAGAATATATTGACATGAAAGCCAAAAAGCATAGTGGTAAATTATATACCCTATCGCGTGATGGTTCAGAAGTCATTGGTAAGACGAGTGTTGTGCAATTGAAAGAAAGGATCTTCCTTATTAATGCGCATGCTGTACATAGAATTCCCGGAGTGGGAGTTAAGTATAGACTCGTTATGTATGGCAATCCAAATATGCCATTAGATGTAAATTTAGCTTATGAGGATTTTTTCCTAGATGAAGCTGAAGACTTAGCAGTGGTATTTATACCAAATTGCTTAGCTGCGAAATCTATTATTAGTCATTTCCCCCAGATGCCCCATGTTGGGACATTTAGAGGATCTAAGCATAGTAAAGAAGTCACGACACCCATTACTCTTACAACATTGAAGGAGCGAATTGAGATTAAATTGAATGCTATATCGGAAGAAACTATCCGTATTAATGGCTACTCATATTCGCACCCTCCGGCCCAGGGAACTTGTGGTGAATTAATTTCACTGGATTTACCCACTGGTTTTTGTTTTGCGGGTATACATGCTGCTGGTGGAACAAATAATATTTCCATCGCCGCAATGGTTACACAGACTATGATCGCAGGTTTGATTAACGGATTGACCCAGAAAGTACCCGTTAGTGCGATAGAATTGGACCATGAAAATGCTTATCCTATAGCTCGAAATATCCCACTTCACCCGAAATCTCCATTAAATAGTGAGTTCCATAATATGGGACAATTATATTGTGAGACTGTTGGTGGGACGGGTGGTATGAGAGCTAGTCCTAGCTCAAGAGTCGGCCGATCTATTTTAGCCGATTATGTTGAGAAGCATGAAGATTGGCTGTTGACAGCCGAATATTGTCCTCCAATAATGAAAAAAGGATGGCGTACGAAAGCTGATGGCTCAGCAGTGTATCTTAGTCCTTATGGGACAGATCTGAAGATGAGATTAGCCCCTAAGTGCAGTTTGGACGCTGCTTACCTCTCCTCTGCTATCGATAGTTTGAAAGAGCAGTTGGATAAGGTATTCACTCCAGAAAAAATGGAGACAATGATGCCTTTGTCACTTCACGATTCTATGAATGGAGTTGCTGGAGTTAAGGGTATTGATTCTTTAGATTTCTCTACATCCGGGGGTATTAATTATCCTGGAAGTAAAGATAAATATTTTGACCATTTCTTTAATGAGCATAATGAATTGGTTAGAAAGATGCGTCCTGATATGTTAGAAAAATATTTTGACATTAAGAAGAGCGCGAGGGTTGGAAAGGTTCTAGCCATTCCGAGAGTTGCTTGCTTGAAAGACGAGCCTGTCTCTAGAGCAAAAGCTGATATCGGAAAAACCAGAGTCTTTGCAATAGCCGACTTGACCACTAATGTCTTAACCAGGCAGCTTTATTTGCCATTGGTAAAAGTGTTACAATCTGATTTTCTCAATTCAGGACTAGCTGTTGGGATAGATCATGCTACACATTCGTGGACAGATTTGGATAAATATTTATTTCCAGGAGAAGAATATAATAATTTTGCTGGAGATTTTAAGTCGTATGATCTCAAGATGGCACCAGATGTAATGCTGGGTGCTTTTGATGTTTTGGTACACTATGCCACATTGAGTGGCAACTATACACCAGAAGATATTACGGCTATGTGGGCAATTGCCTACGATGCTGTGTATTACACACTTGATTATGACGGTACATGGATTGTTTGTTTTGGATCTAATCCATCTGGACAACCTCTGACTGTTATTATTAACTCTCTAGTGAATTTACTTTATATGAGAGTTATGTGGAGTACATGTGGTTATGCAATGAAGACATTTAACACCTCCGTTAGAGCGATGACGTATGGTGATGATAATGTGCTTGCTGTACGCTCAAATTACAGTGAATTTAATATGTTCACAGTGATTAAAGCTTTTGCGGCTTATGGGATAACATACACCACAGCCGATAAGAAAGAAGCAGTGACACCCTATAATTTGCGGAGTGAAATAACTTTTTTAAAACGTGGTTTTGTTACCGATGAAATACTTGGTATTACTATGGCACCAATAGAAGAGGCTTCTTTAACTAGGATGTTGAAATTTAATGTTGCTTCCCGTGCTATTACCAGGGAACAGCAATCTATGCAGGTGCTTGAAGCCTATGTGGCTGAGCACTTGCAACGTGGTAGAATCTCTTATGATAGAGCAGTAGTCAAGGTTATGACTATGCTAAAGGATTTAGATTTACTACCATATTTACGAGCTGATTATCTTACGTATGACGCCTTACTTTTGAAGAAGTATGGTATCGCGTTAGAGTAATCTTCGAGATACGTGTTCTTTTCGTATATCTCACACAATAAAGAGAGAAATATGGAGTGATTAAAACGCACTTAAACTGTTTTGTAGTATGTCCAACTACGCTACGGCGAATAGGACAACTATTTGGTGATCGTCTATTTAAGAAAGTCTAAAAGAGATCAAGACTTGGAATGCACCAGATAGAATAATTGGAGGGCTATTTAGTCCAATTAGAGGGTAACGCCAATTTGTAAATAAAAGTTCCCCTAGATCCGCCCTTGTAATGAGGAGTGTTTACTCTCACCTGAGTTCGTAGGAGTATTATCACTATAAAATCAAGAACTTGCTAATAATAATTATCAAGGCGAGGGGACGCCAAGTGCCCCAACTACACATGACGATAATGCCAACTCTCAAGGCACGTCAGAAGTAAAAAGAGAGACCGTTTCTTTTATTGACGATACAGTCAGTATGGAGACAAATTTGATTAATGGATATACTATACCTAATTCAATTAATTATGTAGACGAATCAATGGAAAAATTTTTTGAAAGACCAATTTTGCTATCTTCCTCTACTATTACATTGGATACTGTTAACAGTTTTACCATTTATCCTTATGACTATTTTACAAATCCAGCTGTGATAGATAAGATAAGTAAATTTATGTATATGCGAGCTGATGTTCATCTCGAATTTACATTAAATGGAACACCTTTGCACTATGGGCGCTTGTATGCGTCTGTGTTGCCTTTGCCGGATAGGTGCCGTAGTCATAACCCGTCTGTTGTTACTGCAGATCAGAAGAAAATGATTGAGTTGAATCTTAATCATATTGTTTTGAATGCATGTGGTGCAGATTCTGCTGTATTGAGTATACCTTTTATGGAGCAGCAAAACTATGTTAGTGTTCAAAATATGGCCGCCGCAAAGACGGAGGGCCATTACGAGTGTTTAGCTTCGGTTCATGTGGCTAATTTGAATCCGATTAAAATAGTGAGCACTACTAGTGTCCAAGATTTGACATTAAATGTCATGGCGTGGGCAACTAATGTGCAACTTCGTACTCCGACCAACCAACTTGTAGTTGAGTCTTTTCTCAATTCTGCCCAAATGGTATCTAACTATGCTTATAAGCAAATGGAGGATAAACCAAATGGAGTAGTTTCGTCAATTTCTTCTGCCATAGGTAGAGCTGCCTCAGAATTCGAGAGTGTTCCTGTTGTGGGATTCTTGGGTACTATAGGCAAGACCGTGGCAAATGGTGTTACTGCAATTGCGAGACTATTTGGGTTTTCACGCCCCACTATCAAAACAGATACTCAATATGTTAAGATAAAGGCTGTGTCAAACATTGCTGATACTATGGGAAATGAGACCACAAATACACTAACTTTTGATCCTAAGGCAATATTGTCTATTGACCCAAAGATAGTTGGTTCCTCTGAATTGGATGAATTGTCTTTTAAATATATTACATCACGAGAGTCATTCATTGGAACAGCAGTTTGGGAAACCACTGATTTAATACATACAGAATTAGTTTATACGGCTGTGACGCCTATTAATTTTTTCGCAGATTCTGATTTATTGGGTAGCAGTTATACATTTTCTAATTTAGCCTACGCTTCCCTTCCTTTTCAATATTGGACGGGATCGATTAGATATAGGTTTCAATTTGTTTGTACAAACTTTCACTGTGGTAAAGTACGAGTGACATATGACCCTGCATTTTTAGACCCTGCTACTGGCACTAATTTTAATACAACTTTTTCTGAGATTATTGATCTGCAGACTACTAAGGATGTATCATTTTTGGTACCATGGTCATCACCAATGGACGCTTTGAAGGTTCAATATGGGCTTGTAGACAGTCTAGTACTTAATGGTGCGACAACTAGAGGATATTCTAATGCGCTAGATAATGGCACTTTGACTCTGACTGTAATGAGTCCTCTTACCTCACCAGATACTATTTCTGGTAGTATTTCAATCAATTTATTTGTGTCGGGAGGTCCAGACTTTAGTTTAGCTTGTCCTGATTCAGAATTTGTAGGTACTTTACAAAATGTTCCATTATTTGCTGAATCTAGTGGAGCAGACTTATCTTCGTATACCGCATTACAAAACGGAGTTACTGAGACTAAGTTGCTTTTTGGGTCTTTAAACACTCAGAAAGATTTAGCTGAGATAGAAATTGTGCACTTTGGAGAAAGTTTGCACTCTTTTAGACCATTATTGCGGCGTTATTCGCGAGCAAACATTCGTACTGTAGATGCTGCTACTAGTTTTAGTGGGAATCTGACAAATTTTTCCACTATTCAAGGTACAAACTTTCCTCCATATTATGGAGATGTTGCTTTAGGACCTGCTGGTGAAATGAGAGGATATGATATCACCACAGTTCTTGACACATTCAATTACACACCACAGCATTTAGTGAATTATTTACAGTCTGCATATATGGGATTTCGTGGAGGTTTTAGGTATAAATTTATTCCTATTATTCCCTACCAAAGTAGATCTGGGGTACTCTCTTTTACAAGAGATACTTCACTTCCCTATATTGGAGATCAGAGACAATTGTGGTCTACAAATACGCGGATTTCTCCCACCGCAACACTTATTTTTAATAAGAATGCACTCACTCAGAGTGCTCAACCCTGGACAGGTTCAGTAGTG